ACCAGGATGGCCCAATCCTCCTCTTGCTGATACGGAATGAAAAAATATTTTACAAACTTCATAAAGAATCCAGGAACTTTGACCTCCCTTTTAATGCTGGGAACGATAGCACTGATAGGGTCACTGCATAATCATGCCCACTACACAATGAGTAAAGATGCTGATGCTTATGTATTTCAGTGGTGTAAGGCAAACCCAGAACGATGCACTTATAGACCACGTTAGATAAGGAATGATAATGAAAAAGAAAATGAAAAAGTCGGAACAAAAAATTGCAGACTGTGACAACATCTATGATATGATTGAGATACTACAGAGTCGTATTGAGGAAATAGAAATTGAACACACACAATTGATTCGTAAGATGGGAGAACTAAATAGTCGAGTAGACGACTTTTCTACAAATGAAAATTAATCTTTGGTACTCTAAGAGTATGAGTCAATGGAGATGGACTCTCTGTGAAGAATTTAAAAATGGTGTTACGAAAGTAGAACAACATGCCGGACAACGTGAGGAATTGCGAGATGCAATGAATGATGTTGCCAATACTGTAGAGTTTATGTTAGAGGATAAGTTATAAATAACTGAAAACTGAAGACGTATAAAGAATTATACAATGGAAAATATAAAGATTAGGTGTCGTTCCTGCGGTAAGGAATTGGAAGGACATCCAAGTAAGACAGTTTGTTGTGGTTGTCCGAATATGGCAACTATTCGTGGTGATAAGATTTCTGCAGTTGACTTTTCAAATATCGTTATGTTAAACTCTTATCAACATAAAAATAAAAAGGGAGTTCTTTCGACGGAAGATATTTTATGGCAGGAACAAAGAAAGCAACGCAAAGTTCGTAAAATAGATTTTGAGATTCGATAATATTAGGAAATCAAAATAAGTTGACAGATACGAATTAGTAACTATTATAGCTAATATGTATTTCAATCTAAAAAACCATGGACGAGCACACCTATAATAACTGGGTGAAAGTCAAAGAGACTTTTGAGTCATCTGGGAATACCAACAACTTTTTCTATCAGAGAGCATGTGTAATTGTTTCGGGTGGTCCGGATCCTATTGATAAAATGATTAAACAGGATAATGGAACATCGAATAGATGAAATAAAATCAGAACAATATGTCACTCAAAAAGAGTGTCAGGAGATGATTGACGATGCTATTCGGAGACACAATAGAAACGCAGGTATTATCAGCATGTGTGTTGGGTGGGTTGTCTTATCTTTATTTGCTGAGGGCCTTCTCAGATTGATTGGAGTTATTCCACCACTATTACCATGGTTACAAATTAAATTGTAGGAGAATTTTATGAAAGTTGGAATGATTGGTTTGGGTCGTACTGGTGAAGGTATGTCCCGTCGTATGATTGAGAAGGGAATTGAAGTTTGGGGTTATAGTAGCACTAACTATGAGAATGCCTGTGGACAATATGAAGCAGGATATATTAGTGGGTGTGTAACTTCTATAGAGTATCTTGTCCAGGCAGTTAAATCTGATGGTCTTAGATACACTAGTGCCGGAAAAGTTCCTGGTATCTTTCAAATTACTCTTCCAGAGCAAAAGGCAGAAGATACACTCGATGAGTTATTACCATTACTTGAAGAGGGTGATATTATTATTGATCATAGCACCAGTGACATAACAAAATGCCAAGAACTGGAGAAGTACTGCTCTAAGTTAGGTATATCCTATATCTTCTCCGGTGTATATGGAGCACCTTATGCTATTGATACTTGTTCCAAAATTTTTCAATCTTTATCACCAGGAAATATAATATGACTTTAGCAGATGTATTACTCTGGGGAACAATACCCTTTCTATGTGCCACCATTTATTTCGGGTACAGAAAGGGTGAAAATGTCTACTATGAAAGTGACAAATATGACGGAAATGGAACAGCGCATTAAAATGAGACATGCGTTTGCCATGTCGTCATTCGGTAGAATGTTTACACCAAATAAAATTTCATATGAGATGAGATCTTTTTGTAAAGAGTGGTCAGAAAACATTAATGAAATTCCACCTGCTAAGGACTTATATCAAGTTGATCGTTACTTTTTAGAACTATGGAAAACATGGTCATTGCCTTTATAATATTTTATTCTTTATTCGGTTTATTTCTTTTTATCCTTTCAATTTTACAAGAGTAATGTTACAGTTTGCTAGGTTTTGCGGAACAGTATTAAATAACCCATGGGGTTGTGGGTTTTTGGCATGGTGCCTTGTTTTTATTCCTGTCATAGGAATGTGGGCAGTTCACAAATACAACTGGCAGCATTGGGCACCATTTGACAGAGGGCACCGGAGGTAGTATAATACTAGAGTTGAGATATCAACTGCGGTACTTCCCTTCAGTAGGTTCAGGAGTAGCGGCGATAGGAACCTACAGTTAAGGTCAGAGAAGTAAATGGAGCATGGGAGGCAATGTAATCGTGTTTATCATAAGAATGTGCATTGACTTATGATATGGATTATAACCGGATACCGCACCTGCCTTAACAACTACTTGACTACATAATCACAACACCTTATAATATACAGGTAATCAAAACGGACAATGGCACTGACTGAAAAATTCAAAACCAAAGATTTGGAAACTCTTCGTAATGCTGCAAAAGGTGAAATTTTCTTAGATGTAAAAAGTCCAAAATTATTTAAGAAGGTTCGTAAATATTATGAATCTAATGGAGTAATTTTTTCTGGTGATCCACTTGATGATTATGAAATCATGATGGACTGTTTGTATTCTGATCTAAAAATTTCTGTTGAGGTTGCCTGATGAATGTTGTGCAAAAACCAACCGTTCTTCTTGAACGGTCTCCCTATCGTTATATCCAAGTTGGCACTTTGGAAATCAATGGTAAACCAGATTGTCGCATTCAAAAATCAGATTCATATACCGGTCGTTATCGTGATATGTATCTTTGTGATAATGAATTGCAATTGATGACTGCTATGGAGGATTTTGAATATACCAAATGGTTAGATCCAGATGGTGTTCCTTGTTATGTTAGAGACTCAGTATGTCATTCCTGATACGGAATTCCCTTAAAAATGAATATAGTAACCAAACCTTGGGGATCGTATAAAGACTTAGAAAGAAATTATTTTCGAGTAGTCAAAATTATAACAATATCTCCTAATCAAAGATTTTCACTTCAGAAACATTCTAAGAGAGAGGAGTTTTGGTATATTTTATCCGGAACTGGAATTATCACTTTGGATTCCAAAACCAAAGATGTTAGTTCTAAAGATCATTTTTATATTCCTATTGGACTCATTCATAGACTTCAAGCTGGTATCAACGGAATTGAATTTCTAGAAATACAACAAGGAGAATGTAAAGAATCTGATATTGTAAGAATTGAAGATGATTATAATAGAGTCACGGATGGACTATAACAGAACTGGTGGAGTCATAGACCCTACTTTGGTTTCTTATTTCCTGCAAAAATAAGTGGCGTGCATGGCAAGACCGTATGAGGAGAGTTGCATAAACTCTCCTTTTCTAGTATAATATATACTAGGAGTTTAAATATTTTATGTCTGATTATAAGAAGACTGCACTTGTTCTTGGTGCAGGTGGATTTATTGGAAGTCACATGGTGAAGCAACTCCGTTCCGAAGGATACTGGGTTCGGGGAGTTGATCTTAAACATCCTGAATATTCAGCATCTCATGCGAATGAGTTTGTTGTTGGTGACTTGAGAGACACTCGTTTTGTTTCCAGATGTGTTCGTTTTACCGGATACCTTGGAAACTTCTACAAAGATATTGTAGATAAGTTTGCCGAACCTTTTGATGAGATCTATCAGTTTGCTGCTGATATGGGTGGTGCAGGATTTGTATTCACTGGTGAGAATGATGCAGACATCATGCATAACTCTGTGTCCATCAATCTGAATGTTCTTGAGGAACAACGTAAACTGAATGAAATTACAGAACAAAATAAAACTAAAATCTTTTATTCCGGATCGGCATGTATGTATCCAGAGCACAATCAACTAGACCCTGATAACCCAGACTGTCGTGAAGAATCCGCATATCCAGCAAACCCAGACTCCGAGTATGGATGGGAAAAACTTTTCTCTGAACGACTTTACTTTGCGTACAATCGTAATCA